AAAGCGTTTTTTGTCCCGTAACGCTAAAGTTACCGTAACTTTATTCTCAAAATTGCGGATCCCTTTCACAATCAGTTCATAGTTTTGAGTCATTGAATTACTCTCCCCGTGCAGCCTTACGCTTGTCTTCTCTGATTTTGAAGTACAGATTTGTCAGATAAGTCAGGAAGCCCAGAACCAGACTCCCCAGTACACCAATCGCAGCCCACTGTGATGGACTGACCTGATCCAACCACTGCAAAAACCAGTATCCCGCACTACCAGCGGATGTTCCGTAGGCAATGCCAGTTGAGATTTTGTCCATTGATTTCATAGCAACGCCTCCGCCAGTAACGGATTGCGTAGTTCTTATATTGGGAAGGGGAAAAAAGAAGGCCGCAGCGTAACTATCACTGATGAATTCAGGATAGCCAGTGGCTACGGCTCAGTTATGGTGCTGGTTGACGGACTTGAACCGCCACCCATTCGCTTACAAGGCGACTGCTCTACCATTGGAGCTAAACCAGCATATTTGGCGGGACAGCGTGGACTCGAACCACGATAAGAAGGTTAACAGCCTTCCGTAATGACCTTTATACGACTGCCCCAAATAAAAAAAGCCACCGTTGCAACTTAAGAGTCACTAACGGCAGCTTATGCGAATAGTGTTGCTCATTTGCTCAATGATGTCAACACATTCTATGCTACATGTTTAATTTTCTCTACACGTTTCCGGTTTTTAAACGCACTATCCAGAACCGGGTAAATCATAAACAACGAGGCATTGAGGATTTCGTCAACTTCCCGGCGACAGGTTGCGAGCGATGGTTTTTGAATACGCCCGCCGCCCCGGCATAACATCTTGCGAGGTCTTGCGGCACGATGATAGTAAGATGCAATGGCATGCTTGGAAGATCCATGAGCGTAGTAGCTGAGGAGGATGCCAAAGGCTTTCTTGTCAATGCACATGACGGAATCGACGACCTGAGAAATCAACATTCCATCATCATCATTACACATTGGCCTTGTCATAACTCTTCCCGGCTCTACGCTCTCCATGAACTTCGCTATTACGCTGCTCATGCGCTTTTCCAGGCGGCCTGAATAAACCCATGCGCCCCACAGTTCAAGCCAGCCATTCAGCCAATCGTGCTGTTCTTTGGTGAGGTTTAGTTCTCTTATGCCCACGCGCCTTCTCCCTGTACCTGAATCAATGTGAGCTTTCCGCAGAACACTGCGCCGGTATCGATATACATCTGGTTGGCAAATTTGAGCGGTTTCACTGCTGGCGTATGACCAAAGATGAACGTGTCCGCGCCTTTAATTTCTTTCACGATCCCGTCTTGTGAGTTGCTGATTCGTTCTCGGTTCCAGATTACCTGCTGATGATCAACTGGCTTTCCAAACTCGTATTCGTCACAAGGATAATCGGCGTGGCAGATGACATATTTTTTATCTTTGCTCACCAGTTCGATGATTAACGGAAGTTCATCTGCTTTATGGGCAAGAGCTTTAGCCAGAATTTCTTTGTCGTAATCGAGATTAAAGAACCAGCCACCGCCATTAAGCATCCAGTGATTGACGTTTCCGCGCTCTGATAAGCCATCAATCATCATTTGCTCATGGTTTCCACGTACAGCTCTGAACCAGGGGAATGTGATTAATTCCAGGCATTCGACGTTCTCTGTACCGCGATCGACCAAATCGCCAACCGAGATAAGCAGGTCTTTTTTGGTGTCGAATCCTATCGTCTCCAGTTTTTTCATCAGGTTCGTGTAGCATCCGTGCAGATCGCCAACTACCCAAATATTTCGGTATTTGCTGCCATCAATTCTTTCGTAATAGCGCATCTCTTTCACTCCATCCGCGATGAACCATGAGAACGTCGTTGACGATGGCGTGCATTTTCCCGTCTTTATCATCAACGTATTTTCTGACCGTAACGCGACTACATTTCAGTCTGCGTGCTACTTCTGTCTGGTTTCCGTATGCTTCAACGAGCATGTCTGGAATGGTTTTTACTGAGAACGTCATGCGGCCTCACTTCTGCTATTTCGCAGGTCTTTGAGTTTCTGTTGGTACTCTGCCTTGATCGCCTTGCACTCTTCGACAGTCCAGCGATGGCGGTTATGGTTTAATTCGATTTCGTCTACTGCTTCCTGCCCGATGCGATTAATCAGTTCGACGCGATACGGAACGAGATTTCCGCTTTTGTGCTGGTTGCACACCACGCATTGCTTGTGAATATTGCGTTCATCAAATCGGAGTTGAGGTGCCGCAGCAGTTGTCCGGTAATGTCCGGCATCCCACTGAGCAGACGTGAGCGTTCCGCACGAGATACATGGTAAGTCGCGGTCTCTTTCTCTGATGAAGGCGTTTACGGCTTGTTGGGCTTGTTTAATCCAGTAACTGCGGGGCTTTAAGGCGAGTTTTCGAATCTTAAGTTTATCTTTCTGTTTCTGCTCCTCTCGTCGTCGTTTCTTCTCTGCTGCTTTTTCCGCTTTTTCGCGTTCTTTACTTCGTCGTTCGAGTGCTATCTTGGTTCCACACTCTGGAGAGCACCACCACTGATTAGCGAATGCAGGATGAAACCATTCCCGACATTTATCGTTTTTACATCGTCTTCGCGCTGGTTTAGCCATCGTCTTCTTCCTCGTGCATCGAGCTATTCGGATCGCTCATCAGTTCTGCACAGCAGTGCTCACACACGTGAACTTCCAGCACATGCAGCTTCTGACCGCAATTAGCGCACGTTAAAGCCCGCTCGACGCTTTCTTGTTCGTAACTTCGATTTTGGTCAATCACCTTGTTTTCCTCGCACGATGTCTTAGCCACCGGATATCCCACAGGTGAGCCGTGTAGTTGAAGGTTTTTACGTCAGATTCTTTTGGGATTGGCTTGCGTTTATTTCTGGAGCGTTTCGTTGGAAGGTATTTGCAGTTTTCGCAGATGATGTCGGTGAAACTTCGTCGCTGTCGCCTCATGCCTCCCTCCCTGTTCGTTGTGACCATTCATACTCTCGCCGGGAGTCATCACTCCACCGCACGTTGCGCTCTGAGCCGAACCAAAACATGATTTCGATAAGCTCAGTCATGCTGGCCTTTCGCATTTTGCTGGTACGCACGCCAAGCATGACAACGCCACCGTCGATACCAGGCACACTTCGTTGCTCCAGTTTTTTGGTCTTAAGCCACAGGGCAGTGAACAGGTCTTTCCAGTCTTCCGGCGCCAGCCGTTGACCATGCCATAGCACCTGACGCGAAACATCGTTCAGCATCGGCCACATACGGTCATTCTGCGCTTTGCTACGCTTGGATTCTTTAACGTGGACTTCGTGGGGTGACTTGTCGTCGATGGGAAGTGAGAGTATTGCGTCTATGGCGTTATTTCTGATTGCTTCGTTGCGAAGCATGTATATTTGCCTCACCCTTAAACCTCCTGAATCGCATTCTGACTAACTTTTGCATCTCGCCACCTAATTACATGCCTGAGCAATGATTAGGTCGCCACAGGCTTATTTATGTGGCTTAAAATCGATTTTGCTTACATACAAACAAAAGGCCTACGATTACCAGCAGGCCTTTATCTTTTTTTAACACGCTTTCGAGTCCTTTTAGATTTTTCCTTAAGATATTCCGCAAGTTTATCCTCATCATTATTAAATTGAGATAAAAGCTCATGCTCGCAATTAAGTGCTTTACTCGCATAAGTTCCATATAGTTTCTTTCTTGCTAGTGCTGCTATGAATGCTGCATCTTCTTTGCTATCGAAATACCCTAACGATATTGTCTTATTTTTATAACCAACATAAGACTTCCACCTGCCAGTTGTCTTATCCCAAGACACTCCAATCGCACCGGATGTGTTTAACCTATTCCCTACAATGTTTCTTGCATTCTGCTCCTCTGTTGCCAGTCTTAGATTTGAAATCCTATTGTCAAGTCTGTTCCCATTTACATGATCAATAAACTTAGGAGGCCATTTTTTGTATACATAGAACCAAGCAAGTCTATGCGCATAATACAAAACATTATTTATGCTAATGCATATATAACCACCACTAACACCTCCAGCAATACTACCTTTTACTCTTACTACTGAATTTGTTTTTAGCCATTTAAATATTCCTGTTTCTGAGTCATATGATAATGTTGACAGAAGCTCATCGTGATCAATTAGTTTTTTTATTCGCATAAAGAATATACTTAATAATATATACAGTAAGAACCATTAGTAACGATAACCCTGCTATCAGCTCAGTGATGTAGATGGCCATTTAATACTCCGTCACGTTTTCCTGTCGCCACGCCTCGTCATATTCCGATTTCGGCATATTGGCGATGTAGCTATATGGCGATCCTGATTCAAGTTGCAGGAACTGGTGCGATTGCTCGTCAAGGAACAACGGGACACCACCTTCCCAACCTTCGCCGTTACGTTGTTTTTCAAGCATCAAAACAGATGCCGGAGACACCAGTAGCTGTTCGTCCTTCTCTGACATCTGTTCACCGCTTTGAACTCTCTGTAACGCTCTCTCGCGAGCCTTGTTACGCCAGATGATAAAAAGGTTGTCTGTCAGGTCTGTTATCGCTCCAGAGCCTTTTACGTCCATTTTCCCGGTTGGTTTTTCTTCGCTGTCTCCTTTTCGCGAGTGAGTAACGAGAATGACGTGGGAGTTTGTTTTGTTTTTGAAGTCGCAAATCGAGTCAACAAACGCCTTCTGCCCGTTATAGTCATCGTCGCCTATGCCACATTTCATCAGGCTGTCGATGATGAATAACTGGATCCCGTATCGGCGGCGAGCGTAGTCGAATATTTCGATCAGCCTGTCGGCTTTCGCCGTTCCGGTCAGGCCAAACACCCAAAGTCTTTCGTCATAAAATTTAAATGCAGAGTCAATTTCCAGCACTGGCGGCATCTTGCAGCACGTCGCCTGACGGGTAAGGCGCTTAAGGAGAATACCAGGCTTCAGCTCAAGTGACGCGATGCACGTCTTCACACCCTGACGCATTGCCTCAAGTGCCATATGCCCGACAACCTCCGTTTTTCCGTGACCGTTCACCCCATTGACCAGCGTCAACTCTGCCTCACGGAACTGGAATTTATCTGCCAGAGATTCCCACGGTGGATTAAACAGATACTGCTGCTTGCCGTAGAAAGCGTTGATAGTGTCCTGGTAAAACTCTCGCGCGCTGTAGAGTTCTTCAGGATCGAAGTAGGATGCCGTGCCGATGTACTGCCAGATTTCATCCTCGGTAACACCGTTCATCAGGCATTCGTTGATGTCTTTGTACGGCAGAGTAACAAGACGGCAACGATGTTCACCGAGTCGGCTTGCGATTTCCCTTGCGGCTTCACGACCAACATCATCAACGTCCATCGAGATGAATATTTCCTCAAACCTGTCGAGGTTGTGATACTCAAACTCAATCCACTGTTGCTTAGCGCCTTTCCCGCCACCAAACGGCACGGATAACGCCGAGATGCCGTATTGCGCATAGCTCATACAATCAATTTCGCCTTCGCAAAGCACAACCGCCCTCACGCCAGCGTCCAGAGCCTGCCATCCGAACAGGCAAGGTTCGCAATCACCTTCTGCCATAATGACTTTCTTCCCGTCCGGGCGCTCAGTGCTGATTCGCTTGACCTGCAACAACTCACCATCGCGTTTGTACGGAATCACCAGAGCATCCAGTTCCCGCTCTCCATTCCACACCTTGCCGCTGACAACCTCGTAGCGCTTTACGATTTCTGGCGATATGCCACGCGATTGCAGGTACTCAAGATGGGATTCTGTTCTGGTAACGTAGCGGGCGATTTTCTTGCGATCAGGTCTGGAGAATTTCTTCTCACGTCTGGCATCGAAATGGTGATCGTCATCCTTGATACCGAGAAATGCTTTCGCTTCCTGCATAGCCTGATGCAGGTTAATTCCACGACATGCCATCCACAAATCAAGCATGTCACCGCCGTCTCCCTCAGCGAAATCAGCCCATTTTTTCTTGCCGCTAAGGTTGACCTTAAGGCTGTTTCCCTTGTCACCGTTGACGTTACCGGCAACCCACTCATGCCCCTCTTTCTTGCCATTTGGCAACAGGTGCGGAGCCACCCTGTCAACCTGCGCCCAAAGCAGGTCGCTAAGTTCACTTGGCCTCATGATTCCCTCAGATTGAGATTTTTAAACCAGAAATCGACAAACGAAATACTTAACCAGCCGTGGTTATAACCAGCGACCAGTAGCGATTTGATTTTTGATTTCATGGTTCACCTGTCGAAAAACACGTAGCCAGTTTTCGATACGGTGATTGCGGATGATGGTTTGGATTGTGGTTGAATGGTTTCTGGCTTTTCGTCGTTCCAGCGCTGACCGTTCAAGTAGCTCGATGGTAACAACCTGTCGAATCCGAACTGCTTACCATTCCTGCATGCGATGTCTTCTGCCAGCATCGTGGCAAACTCGCTTGCCGTACCCCTGGTAGTTTTACGCCATTCCCTGAACTGTGTTCTGAATGCCGAAGCTGCGTTTTTTTTCCCGGCTTTCCGCATGCCTGCACACCAGAATATTTCCTCGAATGCCTTGTCGGTTTCTTCGTGACGGTCAGATGATTTTTCACACTCCGTCCGAACACTTTCGGACATAGTGTTTTTATTATTTCTTTTTTCTTTTGTAATAGTTTCTTTTGTGTGTCCCTGTTTTGGTGACAGCGCTGTCACCGTTTTGGTGACACTTTTTGTCACCAATGCAGTGACATTATCACCAGAGTAGTGACACCCTTCGATTTGCCATTCCTCGATGTTCTTGTTAGGCCCGATTTGCTGGCCTTCGCGAAGGATTACCTTCATCGCGATAAGCTCATTCTTGGCCTTGTTTACCTTCTGTCTTGGCAGCCTGGTAATTTGAGCTAACTGACTATCAGAGATGCGATCCATCTTTTTACCGTATCCGTATGTTTTACGGCATATGGCGTGGGCAACCTTGCTCTGATTTTTTGTTAAATCTGCGCCGATAAGCTCTTCATACAGGGCATTTGCAAGACGGGTATAACCATCTTCAACTTCTGCCACACGACGCTCCACAGGCCGTTGTGAGGGCCTTAAATGTGTTACGGTTGCAAGATTACTCATGACCTTTCTCCTTCTGCATCAGCTTCACTTTTTCCAACTCAGCCCGGAATCGACCAGGCTGCTTGAAGCTGGACAGGAAGCGATCACGTAGTATGTGTTTGTGAATTTTGTCCTGGTAAGGACTGAGTTGTTTTGTCATAATTACTCCTGTGGATTGATCCAGTAATTCCCTCAGAATTGCATATCAATTTGCTTAAAATCCTCGGTGGCAGCCGGGGATTTTTTCTTTGTGATTTCATCAAGCGCATACTTAAAAGCCCTGCTAATCGGACTGATGTCTGATGCCATTCCGAAAGCACACAAGACCGAAGCAATAAATCTCCAGTCCGTTCTGCTTATCTTCGATTCATGACAGCCAATCATCTTTGCCAGACCGCGCTGGGTAAGCGTTGACAGGTTGATGAGTAAATCTGTTTCTGCGCGATCAACGTCGCGCTGTGATAGTTTGCTGTAACTTGTTTGTTCCATTTTTTAAGATTTCCAATAGTGAATAGTTAGTTGAAAGGTATGCGTGGAAACGCATATGGCCTTAGTTGGTCAGATATATTGGGACTCGCTTTGTCAGCGACGTAGGACGAATGTCCATTGTGAAAATAGCGGTGTTACTTATGCAGCCAGAAGGTTCTTTTTGCTTATTTCAAGCATTTCGCTTGCTTGATATTTGCCACCAGAAATCTCTTCGATTTTTGATGCGTATTTCGTTTTCCCAAAAAACTCAGTCTTAGGGAGGAAGCCGTTTTTGAGCCACTTATAGACAGCTCTTTCGCTAACTCCACAAGCCTTCGCAACTTCAGGGATGCCGACACCTTTAATCGGCTCATCAAGATTTTGCATAGGGATATCCTTTTTCGTACTTTCAGTACGCATTATGATTGAACTGAAAGTTTTTGCAAGTGCTTTAGTATCGTACTCATGGTTCAGAATGAAAAAGTGCGCAAAGAATTCGCCCAGCGGCTAGCGCAAGCCTGTAAAGAAGCTGGTCTTGATGAACATGGTAGGGGAATGGCTATAGCCCGTGCCCTTTCTCTTTCGTCCAAAGGCGTTAGCAAATGGTTTAATGCTGAGTCTTTACCGCGTCAGGAAAAAATGAATGCGCTTGCGAAATTTCTAAACGTTGATGTTGTTTGGCTTCAGCACGGCACTTCGTTAAATGGAGCGAATGATGAAGATACTCTTTCATTTGTTGGCAAATTAAAAAAAGGGTTAGTGCGCGTGGTTGGTGAGGCAATTCTTGGTGTTGATGGTGCCATCGAGATGACCGAAGAGCGCGATGGGTGGCTCAAAATTTATAGCGATGATCCAGATGCCTTTGGCCTTCGTGTGAAAGGAGACAGCATGTGGCCCAGAATAAAATCAGGAGAATATGTACTCATTGAGCCTAACACCAAAGTATTCCCGGGTGATGAGGTGTTTGTCAGAACCGTTGAAGGACACAACATGATTAAGGTTCTTGGCTATGACAGAGACGGAGAATACCAGTTTACAAGCATCAACCAGGACCATAGGCCAATAACGTTGCCTTATCATCAAGTAGCAAAGGTGGAGTATGTGGCTGGTATTCTGAAGCAATCTCGCCATCTGGATGACATCGAGGCAAGGGAGTGGCTGAAAAGTTTGTGACTTCAAGTACGCGACAAGCCCCGTCCTTCAGGGCGTGGAGGATGTCAAAATAACTTTAAATAACACACCACCAACATTTAACACATTGAATTAAAAAACCTACAATATTTGATGAGAGGCGTTATGGAACCGGTCAAAATTAAACCATCTGTGGATTATATTGAAACCTATGCGGACTTCGCTAGTTTTGCTCCACTACCGGGAGCGGAAAAAAATCTCATTTGTATACATTTTATCGCAAACAAGTCAATACCTGCGGTACTATCCCAAAATGATATACCAGATCAACCAGGTAGAGCGAATATGCAGATAGGCTCTGTAAATGAACTCAATCAGCAATGCACTGTGATAATGCCAATGGCACAACTAAAGGCTCTTCAGGAGAATATAGTTCTTCTTTTCGAACAATTAGAGGCACAAAACTCTAATGGAGCGAAGTCGTAATGCAACAACCGGAAGAAGTAGGTGATTTAACTATTACTTACAAAACATCAAGTATTGTTAAACCACTGCAAGTTTCCCTGAATAACGTTAATACTCGCGATTTCATGATGTTCATGGAAACAGCAAAAGGTAATCTGTTTTCTACGCCTATTTCCTCTTATTCACCAAAAAACATGGTGGATGATGCGACCAATTCCCAGCTAACTGCTACAATCGTAGATAAAGGAGGGGTTGCCGATTGTAAAGGACAATCTAATGTTATCCCACCGTACGAGGAAACTCCTATACAGGGAACCGCAATGTCCGATTTGAGCAGAAACGAAATACAGGCACTTCTGAAGGCAAATAAAGCTGAAGTGGATGCAGTGGCCTCAAAAATGCAGGCTGATATGGCCAAATGGCGTGAACTAATGGCTTCAGATATAAAGGAGATGAAGCATTTAGTTGTTACTCAGCACGAACAAATCAACAGTCGTCTGGACATACAATCGAGTAGAATTGAGAGTGCCCTTGACTCCCAATCAAAAAAGATCGATGCAGCTCTTTCTGTTCAAGAGGCAAAGTTAGAAGGTAAGCTTAGTGATGTTAAGCTTGATATAATCAAATGGGCCCTTGGCTTGCCAGCATTAGCATTTGCTGTATATAAAATCTACGGATTGCTCTCTGGAGTCTCAACCCCCTAATACACACCCGGCCTCAGTGCCGGGTTTTATTTGCCTCTCGCTCCCCCACCTAAAAACACATAACCAATTGTATTTATTGATGTAACTCGCTAAACCATGCAGTTCTGATCCCTGCCGCATAACCTTCATCAGCCACATTTTCAAAAATAAATTTCCTTATATATCAGAATCATACTTCGTAGAGTTAATAAATCACCAAAATTCGTACCAATAGTTCTTGATAATGTCGAACTATTGGTTCATTATTATCGTCATCAGCAGGACGCACTACTCACCAGGGCGGTGAATATACAACGATTCGAATATGAATCTACGGCGCTGACAAAGCGCAATAACCAAAGTGAACTTTGGGGTGAATGCAGAAGCTAACCTTCTCGGCGGAGGCGCTTTGCAATGATTACGCGACCGGAGTTAGTCGCCCGGCTGTATTCACCGCCAAAGTTCATCAGGAGGTTCCATATGACACGCAGAACTCAGTTCAAAGGCAATTCACGTTCTCGTCGTCGTGAGCGTTTAAAGGCAAAGGCATTAGCTAACGGCGTGCTGGCCCGCGAAGAAGCAATAAGTTCAGAAGTATTACACCGCCCTACTCTAAGCAGAGCGCAGATTCAGGCTAAAGGTACTCACGAAACGCCTGAGCGCATAGAAGACGCTAAGCCAATTAAGTTCATGGCACAGGACGTGATCTGGCAACAGAAAGAATACAGACGCAATCTGGAGAGAGCGGCCATTGTGTACGCGAATGAGTTTGGACATAAGCAACCAGAAACTGGTGTATGTCTTCCAGATGTAGCTCTTTACGCAGCAGGATACCGGAAATCAAAACAACTGACGGCGAGATGACTTGTGTTGGTCGCCAGAAAATGAAATTAGGCAGCAAACCACTTATTTGAGGGCTGATACATGAGAGTAAAAACTATGGGCGCAAGCCCATTAAGTGGTCGTATTTTTCAAGGAACATTAAACACTGAAAAAGGAATGTGGGTGGGAAAGAAAGAAGATGTAACCGAACAGGCAGTTAAGGCAGTAGCTGAACACATGATGATAAAAGACCAAAAATATGCATACGAAACGAAGGATGGCAAATGGCTGATAATAAGCCATCAAGTGGTTGATAAATTACCAGAAGATTTTATTGCTGATTAAATTCACTTTGGAACAAACAACAGAATAAACACTGCACTGTGTATTCATTCCAACGAGTGAATACACGGAGCAATGTCGCTCGTAACTAAACAGGAGCCGACTTGTTCTGATTATTGGAAATCTTCTTTGCCCTCCAGTGTGAGGGCCTTTTTATATGCATACCAATAACGCTTCACTCGAGGCGTTTTTCGTTATGTATAAATAAGGAGCACACCATGCAATATGCCATTGCAGGGTGGCCTGTTGCTGGCTGCCCTTCCGAATCTTTACTTGAACGAATCACCCGTAAATTACGTGACGGATGGAAACGCCTTATCGACATACTTAATCAGCCAGGAGTCCCAAAGAATGGATAAAACACTTATGGCTATCCAGACTAAATTCACTATCGCCGCTTTTATTGGCGATGAAAAGATGTTTCGTGAGGCCGTCGAAGCCTACAGAAAATGGAGGTCAAAATGATTCCGGTAGAACTGGCGAAAACTCCAGAGTTAAGTCGATTAAAAAGAGAATATCACATTGCTGAGGCTCGTTACTGGCGTAAAGCGGGAGATAAATCAAAGAAACAACTTTGCTTATGGCAGGCACAAAGAGAGCGCATGAATGAGCGTGAGTTTCTTTCCTCCCCATCCGAATTACCATTCTGAGGCAAATTATGGGAACTGCGACATTAATACTCGGTGAATCTGGCACCGGAAAATCAACCAGCATGAGAAATATCAATCCAGAGGAAGCAATACTTATAAAACCAATAGGCAAGCCGCTTCCATTTAAATCAAAAGACTGGCTGGCATGGGATGCCAGAGCAAAAAAAGGAACCGTAGTTACCACTGACAAATGGGACGTAATAGTTGCCGTAATTAAGCGTGCTCACGAATACGGGAAAAGAATCGTTATTGTTGATGACTTCCAGTATGTGATGAGCAATGAGTTTATGCGCCGCTCAGAAGAAAAATCGTTTGATAAATTCACTGAGATAGGCCGCCACGCATGGGAGGTGATTAAGGCTGCACAGGATGCACCTGATGACCTGAGAGTCTATTTTCTTGCACACACCGAAGAAACCCCTATGGGGCGTGTGAAAATGAAGACTATCGGCAAAATGCTGGACGAGAAAATCACTGTCGAAGGCATGTTTACTATAGTTCTTCGCACCCTTACCCGCGATGACCAGTTCTTTTTCACCACGAAAAACAACGGTGCAGACACTGTAAAATCCCCAATGGGAATGTTTGATTCTAATGAGATTGATAACGATCTCTCTTTCGTCGATGCCACTGTTTGTGATTACTACGGCATCAATAATGTTCATCAAATTAAGGAAAACGCCGCATGAGCAACGTGATTTTTACTTATAACGAAGAAGCAGCACTGACCGCAGGGCAAGGTGGTTTTATTAACGAAACTGGTGCTCATATCATTACCATTACTGAAGCAGAACTAAAGCAATCAGAAAAAGGAGCCAAATTTATTGAGTTTTCTGGCGAATCTGACGACGGACGTAAAATCCAATATCTTAGCGTCTGTGTTCAGAAAAATGACGGAACGGAAAACAAATTTGGCGCAAATGTCGTTCACGCCATGATGGGGTGTGCCGGGATTGGACAATTAACGCAACATATGGTTTCCGCCAGTAAATTTGTTGCTCCTGAGTTTCATGGAAAGAAAATCGGGTTAGTGCTCCAGAAAGTATTAACCACAAACAAAAAGACTGGCGCAGACAGCTACCAGATGGAAATACGCATCCCGTTTATTGCACAAACAGGTCAAACCCTTAAAGAAAAGGCGGAAGGCAAGCAACCAGAAACTATCGCCAACATGGTTGCCAGCCTCAAAGATAAATACAATCGCTCTAAAAACGTAAGCCATAATCATGCAGATGATTATGGTTACAGCCAGAACGATTACCCTCCTTTCTGATTATTGAAAATAAGGCTCCCATTATGCCAGCGCCTCTGTATGGTGCGGATGACCCGCGCAATTGCTCCGGTAGTTCCAAGGCGGAGGTGCTGGAAAATATCAAAAACAATTTCGACGCGTTTCTTGCTCTGACACCAGAAACAAAAGCAGAACGGATGTACCGACGCGATATACAACTCGCGCTAAAACAGGAGAAGGACCGAACAAACGAAACAGCAATGAGACCGTTGCGAAAAGCGACAATAGACAAATTCCCTGAATATATCGACCCGCGCCTGCGTAATTACCGCTCACGCTATGGCGCTATCAGTAATGACTGAGGAATTTACCATGAGAGGACTTGCATACAATCCCGGCATTCTTCCGGCAGAAATGATTATTCGCCAACGCGTAAAGCCAATGCCATCGAGAGAGGAATTGCTTAAGAGAAATTCTTTTCCATCAGTGAATCAAAACAAATATCTGAATGCGATGTTGCGGAGTGGGAAGAAATGAAACAAATGTCACTAATTGAGATGGATGGATTTCTTAAAGGTAAATGCATCCCAAGTGATTTAAAGGTTAACGAAACAAACGCTGAATATCTGGTGCGTAAATTTGCTGAAGCGGAGGCCAAGTGCGCGGCGCTGGCAGCGGAGAATGCGGCGCTTAAACAGTCGGAGAAGGAATTTAATAACTTCTGTCGTCAGGAGTACTACGGTTGGGAGGACAACTTCACGGAAACCCCAGCCACCGATGCTTTTCTGGCTGAAATTCGTGCGGAAGCACGCAACGAGGGGATTAACTATACCGCCAGCCGTCTTGCTGC